CACCATTACTAATAACAGGAGCAGAACTACCTAAAGGCAAAGAAACCGCAGTACCCTTCTGAGGCCAAGGCAAAGCAGAAGTAAAATAATCATGACGCTTACCACGACGTAACAAAGCAAAATCACCAGGAACATCAGAACCATCAGTTAAACGAACAGTAACAGAATTCTGTAAATTCTCATCACGAAACCAAGAATTATAAATCAAATTATAAGAACGCAAAGGCAAAGAAATGTGTGTATAACCAGGAACCTTAGTAGGTAAACCAAAATAATCAAAAATAGAAGTCTCTAAATAACCAGTACCAGCAGTAGCAGTCATAGAAGGAACAGTATAAGAAGTAGAATCAGCAGGATTATCCTGCTCACCATTAAATTTCTGCCAATTAGACCACAACAAACGATTAGGAACAAAAAAGAAAAAAGTATCCAAATACATATTATCCATTAAAGGAAATAACAAAGTAGCAAAACGAGCAAAAGCCGTAAACTTACAAGTAAAAGTATCACCAGGTAAAACTTCATCCCATAAAAAAGGAATTAAATAACCAGCATTAAAAGTAGTCTTAACACCATGAGACCTATCAAAAGTAGAACGAGGAATCAAAGCTTGAGGAGACTTAGAAAAATCATGTTGCATAACAGTCTTCATACGCATAAAAAATTACTCCGTAATAATAAAAACTACCGCGACCCGCTCCAAAAGACAGACAAAAAACGTCTGTCTCTAAAAAAAACTAACCAGCAATACCAAGCTTAGCACCAGAAACATCACAATACTGAGAATCATCTTTACTCAAATATTCAATAGCTAAACCAAGAGACTTAGGAGTAGAAAGAGAATTAACAACCGCACTATCATCATGAAAAGCACCAATCTCAAAAAGAGTATAATCAGACGCATAACGATAAAAATCATGCTTCACATCATTAGCAGCACTAGCAAAAGCACGAAGAGCTTCACCATTAGAACGAAAAAACATAGGAGGTAAATAAGCACCTACCTTAGAATCATAAACACAAAACATTTTTAAAATCATAAAAACTCCTTAGAATTATATATATTACGCGGTAGTTTACTAACAGAAGAAAGATGACATATCTCACGAGCACGCAAACGTTCAGGAGTAAACTCATGAGCCATCTTCAAAATAGATTGTCGACGAACAATCTTAATATCTTCTAAATCTTGAGGACAAATTCTCTCTAAAAGAGAATCATAATATCGAGGAGGACGAAAAACATTACCATTCATTGTTACAAAATCCTTATTGTAAACATCAGTAAAAGCAAACTTGTCAAACCAATCTTTACCAATACCATTACGATTTGACATACGAGCCTTTTCAGGCAAAACAAAAAAACATTCACCAGTCTCAAAATTAAATCTAGTATAACGATCCTCAACATCAGGACCTTTAACTTTCTTCATCATATATCGTGCAACATAAGCTGCACTCTTAAAAGTAACATCACCAACTGAAGAAAAACCCATGGACTCACCATTATCCGGATCAGTCCAAACAGATTCTAAAAAAGGAGAACGATATAAATTAACACCATTACGAGTAGTATACAAAACCTTATCAGGAAAATCATAATTAAAAATTAAAGCATGATAATGAGGACGAAAATTCAAATCACCATATTCAGGACCCATATAAAAACGAATCTTAAGAGGAGAAAGAAGCTTACGCAAACGCTTCATAAACTTTGTCCAATGATCATAATTCAAAGAACCATTACCTAAAATACGACCATCATCAGAATAAACACGAGGAAGAAACTTATCATTATAAGTTAAAGTAATAAAAGAATTATCATCAAATAACGAAGCCTCATGCATACAACGAACAGCCCATTGACGAGAATAGTCAAGGCGACAACCAGAACAACGATTACAAGGTACAACACGAGACGAAAAATAACCAAAACGACGAGCCTTCAAACGACTAAAAGTCGTTTTTCGCTTACCTTTAAACGTAAGCTCACGGCTCTCAAACCCTTGCAAGGGTGAAAAACAAACCATACAATGTTACCTCATCAACCAGATGAAAAAAGTTTAAAAGGGGACTGTGACTAGTCCCCCTCAAATATTACATTCTAATACCACCACGCATCGACGATCTCACAGTGTTCTTTTTATGTACACGCTTAGCAGTACGAGTAAACAACTTACGAGAATGACGCTTATGCATCTTATGACGCTTACCTTTGTACATAAAACCTCCAATAGAAAACCTAAAAAACCTGTTTGGTGTCACCTACGTATAATACATCAAGTAGGTATTATACGTAGGTGACGGTCGCTACGCGCCCAAAGAATCCTCCGGAGGGGGTACAGAAGCCCCAGAAGACGCTCCACGCTCAACAAAAACTCCAAGGTTAACAAGACGCTCCCTAGCAGTTGGATCGTCTAAAGCACTCAGAAAGAGTCCAGGATCATGATCAAATTCTTTGCGAATAACAGCAGGCAAAGAATCAAAAGATTCCTGAGCAGCAATAACAAGATTCAAAGCATCTTGATAATCAACAACACAAGAAAAATCTCCATGCTGAGGAACTTGATCAGCATGAACAGGAACAAGACCAGTCTTGGCATAATTAGCCATAACCTTGTTAATATCACAAGAATCTTTATGAGACTGCTCAGTCAAACCATCTTCACAAATAATAGCACCTCGAGCTAAACGCTCTTTAAGAGACAACTCACCCTTCATAAAACCTCCTATTTAATAGCTTTCAAAATAGCACTAGCAGAATGACCAAAAGGATTTAAACGACCAAGATAACGCATAACAGTACCAAAAGTAGATTCATCAATCTTCTGCTCTTTACGAAGACCAGGATAAGCAGTAGCTAAATTCTTAGCACTCTGACTAGCAACAGCAGAATTAGCAGCCTCACGAACAGCAGCTTCCTTATTCAAACTAGCCTGAGACTTAGAAGTCTCAGACAACTGCTTATTCAAAAAAGTCTCAGACTTAGCTTTCTCAATATCAACCTTAAGACGAGAAAGACCTAAAGCAGTAGCAACAGCAGCAGGAACGCCACCAAAAGCGTTCTGCTGAGGCGCTCCAGTAGTGGCACCAACAACACCACCACCAGGAGAAGAAGCACCACCACGAGAAACAGCAAGAAGAGGATTAACACCAGCAGCACGCATATCAGCAACACCACGTTGCCAAGCAGTATTAGACATACGTTCTTGAAAAGCCCAATTCTCACGACTCATATCACGATTCATAATATTAGTATCACGCGCAATATTACGATTAGTAGAATTAGCCGAACTTCCTCCTAACCAACTAAGACCACCACCAATAGCAGCACCAGCAACAGAAGCAATAATCGCATCATCAATACCAAACATAAATGCTCCTTAAAAATGATCAATAAGGCCAGGAACACTATAAACAGGCATAGGTCTTGCACAAACCATATGAACACGACCATCTAAAATAAAATCAGGATCACCAGAAGTAGCCTTAACACGAGTAGTAGGAGGATTCTCCACAATAAAAGTAGCACCCAAAGTAGGAAGAGCAGCAAAATCTTGAGACAAATGCCAAGAATCAAGAGTACCTGTAGCATTAGTACGAAATAAACCAGTAACCAAACTAGGAAAATACCTATACTCAGCATTTCTTTCCTGATAACCAAAAACATTATCATCAGTAGAACCACCAGTACCAACAGTCCAAATCTCTTTATTCAAAACAGCTTGCTCACCAAGATGAGATAACGCAGGCCAATAATAATCAAACCTAGTAGAACGAGACCATTGACGATTCAAACCCGCCTGATAAGTCAAATCAGCACGAACACAAAGCAAACCAATCAACTGACCATGCTCTACAAAAGACTTAGAAAAACCATTTTCAATAACAGCAACAGTAGCAAAAGCACCTAAACTAGCAAGAGGCGTAACCTGGCCAGTCTGTCCAGTACCAGAAGTCTGCGCAACAGAAGTAACATTAACATAACTAGAACCACCACCTAAATACTCAGGACGTTGTAAACGAGCATCAGGAGAAATAACACCAAAATGAGAACGAAGAATCTCAATATAACGAGTACCACCACGAGCATCACGTTCATACATCTTCTGAATCTGAAAAGCTTGACGAAGAGCATTAATAGTAGCAGCAGTAGCAGTAGATAAATCAGCAATCAAACCAGTAACACCACCAAAAATTATTTCATTTGCACCTACATGAGCAGTAGTAGT